TCCCGATACTGCCGCCGCTTCGAGTGCCGCCACTCTTGCTTCAAGGCTTGCGATACGCTCCGTATCCTCTTCGACCGCAGGCGACCAGTCTGTAGCCTTAGTGCCTTTTTCGAGCTTGATGTTGCACGCCTCGATCATACCGTTTTTATCAAGTGCAAGCGCCACGCATTCGAGCTTCGCTATGTCGCTGTCGTCTATCGTCCAAGTCTTTTCGCAGCAGAGCCACTCGTCCTTTTTGGTTTTGCTGTTGACGGTAAGCGGTAAAATATGCAGCTTCGTATTATCAGCGGAACGGAATCTTGCCATTACATAGCCGCTTGCGTCAAGCTCGACATCGCTTCTGACCTTTATCCACGCCGAAAGCGTGTAGCTTGTGCCGACCTCGAAATCCGTCAGAAAGTGCCTCTTGCTCGTGCCAAAATATCGTGCATTGCCGGAATAGCCGGTTCTGGATATTGCAAGGCTATTTCCTGATATTCCGCCATCAACCGTTATTATAGTGTTACCGCTCCAGCCTTTTTTAAGATTTCCGGTGCTGTCATACAGCAGATTTCTTCCGCCGATCTCGATAGCATTCACCGCCGCAGTAATATCTGCCGCTGTTGCCGCACCGACCTCGCTTGCTGTATATACAGGCTTATTCTCGGTTTTCGTCCATTCTGGCATATCTGTGATATCCGACACGTTATGTGTATGATTCTTCTCTGCCGCCCCGACTTCTTCCGCTGTATACACAGGCTTGCTTTCAGCTTTTGCCCAGTCCGCTATATCCGTGTTTTTCAGATATGCCGACAGATTCACCGAGATAACCCCGTCAGCCGTTACCGATATATTATCGCCTATCATCACGCCGCCGAGCGTGTCGGCTGTTGCAGGCGACAAGGTATAACCTCCGCTGCCACCGCCGCACTTTATACTGCCTGCCACCCACAGATTTCCTGCGTTATCAAGCACGAGTGCATCGCTTTCGTAACTTCCTCCCGGTGAGCCGTTTCCGACAACAAAAAGTGCGTCTTTGGTCTTGTTGCTGACACCGAAAGCCGCACCGCCTCGATAATCGGATACCGCATACATACCGTGAGCAAAGGACGCTTCTGCTTTCGCTTTGCTGTTTATTCCTCCTGCGTGGCTGTACCAACCGCTTGCAAGAGCATTGTATCCTTCCGCATGGCTGTATCCGCCGTCTGCAACGGTATTATACCCTTCTGCGTGGCTGCAATAACCGCTTGCTGTGGTGTTTTCTCCCTCAGCGTGCGAGCTTATTCCGCTTGCTGTGGTGCTGTTCCCTTCAGCGTGTGCGTATGTGTTGCTTGCAGCTGTACCGCTTCCTTCTGCATGCGTGCTTGGCGCTGTTGCCTTCGTGCCGCTTCCTTCGGCGTGAGCGTATGTGCTGCTTGCGATATTATTTTCATAGTCGTTGAATATCTCACAGCCGATGCCGGTAGCGGTGAACTTGCCGACACTGCTGGCATTGCCGGTAGTGATTTTGTTGTTTATGATTTTCTGCGTATTTCCTGCCGTTGCCTTGTTCAGCACATTAAGCACCTTCAGCTTTTTGTCACCGCAGGCATAGCTTTGCGTATGCTTGCCGTTTGCGTACTCGTCTGTAATCTCGGTTATGACCGTTTCGTACTCTACACTGTCAATGCGGATAGATACCTTCTGTGCTAACTCAGGTTCGGCTTCGTCATCCATAAACAGTGGTTCTATCTCAAAGTCGTCAGATACCACATATTCTTCCGCCGCTTTAAGTGCGTATCTGTCTATCTCGGATACGCTGTCGGTATCGACATCAAGCACAACTTCTTTACGCTTTACTCCGCTTGCGGTATCATCGGGGCGCTTCACGCATTTTATCGTGACATCATCGCCACTACCGACTACGGCATATATAGCATTCTTGTATGCTGATGTTCCGTCCTTGCGTGTGTAGCTCTTGATGTTGTATCTGCTCTCGTCTATTATGATAGTCGGCTTGTCCTCGCTCGATTCCATATGTGGATTATAGTTATCGCCGTCCTCCGCATTATCATCTATGATTAGCCGCATATCGTAAAAATGCGTCTTGCAGTTTTTTAGCAGATTAAAAATTGCCGTGCTGACAGGCTCAAGACGTGTCATGTAACGGTCATCCTGTATGCCTGTAAGCGGCGGGTCTGCGTTGATCTGATTTACAGGCATCGTTATGCCGAACATACCGTATATCTGTCTGTCGCTATCTGTAGCATTAACGATATTGTAGTTGACGATGTCCGAGATACACGAAAATGTCGTGCCACTTGTGACGTAATAGCCGTATGTTCCCTTGTCCTGTTCTTCTTTCGGAAAAAGCGTGACACGAAGTGCAAACAGATACTTCAGATCATATCCGGTGACGGTTATCTTATCATCCTTCTTTTCAATATCCGTAACATAAAGAAACGTTCCTCTTACTATACGCTTTGTCGGATCGCTTGCTATATATGTCTGACCGAGCTTTTCCCCGACTATCAGCATACGGTCCGGCTGTATACATCCGGCTTCATCAGCGTGTGTAGGTATTGTCATCTCGAAACTGCCAATGTCGTATGCTCTGCGTGTATACTTGAAACTTTCAACATCAGATACGATACCGACGAGATTCTGCGAGAATTTTGGCTTCTTTACCGATAAAAAATCGTATACTCTAACTATCATCAGATGCTCCTTACATAATCAAAACGCACCAGCTTTGCTTTTATCGTGCCTGCTGTTGCAATGTTCTTTACCGATAAATTGTTATTGCCAGGATAGATATACTGCGATGTTGACTTTATCAGGTCGATACCGGAACGTTGCGAATACGGTATATACACCTTGCCAAGCAGTCCCCAGTCGATGTTTATCACATCACTTGTGCTCAGGTATTTTGTCAGCTGAAGCTCTCCTGTGGCGCTTTTGTATGTCCCCTGTGGCTCTTTGCCGTAGACGCTCATGCTGTTGTACGACACAGGCATTTCACGCCCCGAAAGCGCAATTATTGCCGAATGCGTATCGGTACCCGTCATGGCAGCTGTTGCCGTTATGCTGAGCATAGCCGGCACTTTATCCTCCGTCTGCGCTGTGAAATTTACCGACTGCGTTTTTCCCGCAGCTGCCGACAATTCCACATCTGCCGCTTTTACACGCCAGAACGGAACGTATGACAGGATCGATATTTTCGCTGTGCACAGCACACCTGCCTGCCGTTCTACCGCAGGAAGCTCACTGACAACGCCCTCAATCTGATATGTCTTGCCGGCGCTGTTCGTGTATTTCAGCGTACCTTCAACACCGGCGGGAAAGTACCGCATGAGCTTTCTGCGAAGTTCGTACATTGTAGCCGGCTTTCCGTTGCGAGGAAGCAGAGCAATTTCTGCGGTGATAGTACGGACATTTGCTTTTGCGCCGTAAAATCCCGCACCGTCAAAGCCTACACGCTCGGAGCTGTCGTGCTTATATCCGAGAGCATTTCCCTCAAAGCTAAGCAGGTGGAGCGGTATGTATCCGTCTGCGTCGGATGATGTATTAACATCATCGATAGTCACCGCCGTGCCGAGAACGGTTGAAAATGTGATTTTCTCCATACTTTTCTCCTATCTGATTACAATATCGTCCATCAGTGCGTCCTTGACCGCCTTTGTTATCTGAGCCATTGTCAGAGCCGTACCGATAAGATTGACATTCGCTGTGTTATTCCGTGTGTTGTCGTTATTGACTATGCTTTCAACGGTTTTTGAGCCATCGGCCATAGCCGACATTATCTGCTGTACGGTTTTCAGGCTCTCATTGATTGCGCTGATCTGATTGTTGTAGCTTTTCTGCTCGCTTTCATACTTTGCGTTTGCGGCATTTTTGCGCTCCTGTGCATTTCTCTGCCATTCCTTTTCCGCCTTATCATCGTACAATCCCTGTAACTTTTTCTCCATCTGCTCACGGGAGAATTCGTCAAGCTGGCTGTATTTAAGCTGTGCTTTAACTTCGTTTATCTGCTTTTCAAGATCGTTGTCCTCATTCAGACGCTTGCGGGCTTCGATTTCATCGTCAATCGCTTTTATCGTAGCATCACGAAGCTCTTTCTTTGCTTCAAGTTCACGCTTTATGAGGGCGATTTTTTTATCTGCTTCGGTCTTATATGCCTCAGAGGCCTTCTTGAATTCATTATCGGAACTGCTTGATGATGAAGAACTGCCCGAACCGCTGAAACTGCCTGCTTCCATATAGTTATCGAAGTTATCATACATTGCCTTCAGTGCATCACGCTTGAGCCTTAGATCCTTTTTTGCTTCCCATTCCTGCTGATCGTAGTATGAGTTAATATTTGGTGTGTCGGACGTGCCGATTGTTGCATCGTACTCTGCTATCTGTGAAGCAAGCTTTGCCTTTGCAAGCTCTTTGTACGCTTCTGTGTTCAGCTTTATTTTGCCTGTTTCGTTGTCAAGGCTGACACACTGCGTATACCCTGCGTCTATTAGCTTCAGCATAGTGTCATAGGATATATTGCCGTTCTTCCCCTGCTCTGCGTAGGCGGAAGCCAGCTCGTTAAGATTCTTAATGAGTGTTGATGTGCTGTCGGCAAGTTCTTCGGTGGTTTTTATGTTGTTGTTTTTGGTCTCGGTGTTTTCTTCGGTTTTCTTTGATGATTTTTCGATTGAATCAGTTAATTCGTCAACAGAAACTTTGGCTTTTTCTATTTTCTGTGCTTCATCTTCATACTTAATCCATAAATCGTTGTAATTTTTATAGGCTTCCGTTGCTTCGAGATTTACTTCTTTAAGCCTTGTTACAACATCTTTATAATAATCGGCTCGCTGACGAGCAGTTCCAGTTACTTGATCGTACAAATTAGCATCGCCAAAAAGCGGATAAGTTTTATATGCTCCTCTGCCCGTACCTTCGTGATCTTTGTGTGCGGCAATTGTTATTTTGCTCACGGCGCTCATATCCTCGTCAGAATCTACACTATGAACATCATCATAGTTTCGATTTGCATCAGAGGACGTTAATTCATCATAATACGATTGTGCTTTTGCTAATGCTAACTCTTTTTCCTGCCTTGTTGCTTCTTGCAGTTTTTCGATATTATCCTCATATTTTCCGTTTACGAGATCAAGCTTTTCAGCTGTAGTGCTGTACGTATCATTCAACTGTTTTTGTAATGACTGGAGTTCCTCTGTTTTCTCTGCCGCTGTGCCTGTGTTATTACTAATGGCCTTATAACGTTCAAGTACATCGGATAGTTCATCTGCCTTGTCTTTCGCTCCGTTTGCCGAATCTTTCAATTCATCTATTGACTTTTTTGCATCATCCGATGCGGAAGTGAACGCAATTGTGTCAACCACTAATGTAGCTAACAACGAAGCCATAAACACATACGGATTAGCCGCACCGACAGCGTTAAATGTTGCCTGTGCCGCTCTTGCCGCCTTTGTAGCTTTCGTAAAGTGCTGTATTGACGCTACCGTCGCACTTATGACATTACCTATTCCTATAGCAACCTTAAACGTACCGAGAGCCACAGCCCCCGCTATTATTGCTTCCTTGAAGTCGAGACCTACAGAGATAGCCTGCTTCATAAAAGCAACAAGATTTTTAAGCGATACACCTAAATTCTGCGCCCACTCGTCAAGCGTTCCGTCCTGCTCCCATTCTGCCAGCTGGTCGCTGACATCTTGCAATACCGACTTTACTTCTCCGAAAGCACCCTCGCCCATTTTGCGGAAGAACTCGGATATGTTATCCAGCAAGGTACTGAGCATACCATGCATAGTCTGTGACTGCTTTTCCATCATTCCCGCAAACTTTCCGTTGCCTGTTGTAAGCCCAGTTATAGCCTTGTTCAGATCGTCTATGCCGACCTTGCCTGCGGAAACCATCTTGGAAAATTCTTCACCTGTCACGCCTATGCTTTCGGCAAGTGCTGTCTGAAGCGGTACACCTGCCTCCGCCATCTGCATAAGTTCTTCGCCTGTAACCTTGCCCTTTGCAAGCATCTGACCGTAGGCAAGTGTTATTCTGTCCATTTTTTCAGCATTACCACGTGCGAGATCTCCGAGCTTTGTCATAGTATCGATAAGATTGCTTTCGTCCACGCCATAGCTCATCAGAAGCGAACCGCCGGAGATTACGTTTTCAAGCGTAAGCGGCGTTTTTGCGGCAAAGTCCCGCATTTTCTCTATCATTGCTGTTGCTTTTGATGCAGAACCGAGCATAACTTCAAGCGAGGTTGTATACTGCTCCATTTCGTCATTCGAGCCTATCAGCAGTTCATAAAGCTTTTTACCGCCGTAAGCCGCAATAAAGCCGGTTATCAGCGTTTTCATCTTTTTCATCTCATCGGAAACACCGGAAACGCCTGACTTCTGCTTTTTCAACTCGCTTGTGGTTTCTTTAAGCCCGTATTTTAAATCGATCTGCTCGGTTTTAAGTTGTGCGGCTCTGGTGCGTGCCTTGTCAATCTCCTTTTCAAGCTCTGCCATCCGGGCTTTCTGTTCTTTTGTAGCTGTGCCGTTTTCTTTCTCGGCTGTTTTCAGCTGATTGAGTTCTTTTTCATACTCCTTAGCTTTTTTGTTTGTGTCTGCAACGGCTTGCTTATTGAGTTCAAGGGCTTTGTTAAGCTCGGTGAGCTGGGCTTTTATTTCCTGTACGCCCTTAGAAAATTTTGTACTGTTTGCCCCGAAATTCGCAGTAAGTTCCTGTGCCATTATTTTTTACCTCCCTTTTCCCACAGTTCTTCTATTTCATCACGGAAGCGGTTTTCCGCAAGCTCCGTGATTGCTTTCTTCTTTGATATAAGCGCCGCTCTGATGTGCGAGTATGCCTGCACAGCGCCTATCTTTCTGCCAAGCTTATCCTTGTCGCCTTTCTTGCGGCTCTTTTTACCCGGTCTGCCAAACTCTATAATCACGCTTTCAGGATGTGCTTTAATTGTAGCTGTGTCATACCCGGCTTTTACCTTGTACAGCTTGCCTGTTTTTGTTATCTGCTTCGTCAGCAATCCGCTGAGCTTTGTCGGAGATCCGTCTTTATTCGACCTGCCCTGCAGCATTCGCCGTTCTTCGTCTATCAGTTCATCGCCGACTTCTTCAAGAATTTCGGGGATGATCTTGCTGTTCAGCTTGCTATCCATTTCGTTTACCACTTGAATGAGATCTTTAAGGTCCATTCCGGATAAATCAAGAGTAAATAAATCATCGGACATTTTATCGCTCCTTTCAGAAATTTGGGTATAAAAAATCCACCCCTTTCGGAGTGGATGATTTATTCAGTTTTGGGCAAGTTGCATTTGGCTTTGTTAAGCCATTTGTTTAATGTGATATTTTGACCATGCACGTTAAAATCAAGTGCAATCACTCAACTGTAATGTTTGGTGATATTCTTAACACACTATTGCATTTATTGCATCGAAATTCACGAGCAGTCGAAACATCTTCTGTATTAGTGGTATAATATCCTTTCTGGCAATCTGTGCACTTGATTTTTTCGCCTTTTCTTAATCGTTCTATGAGTTCATAACCGTTTTCCATTTATATATCCGCCTTTCTTCCACTTAAACTCGGGATAGTTGTCTTTGGCAAGTTTTACTATATATCGTTTTTCTGCAACTGTTAAAGGTCTACCTGTTATAAACATTTTTTCTTTTGCAAAACAAACAGCTTCAGCCCATTGGTTTTGACCTATGCCATAATATAAATGCGTAGTTTCGTGTATCACCGTCTGTGCAGCCACTCTTTCATTTGCAATATTACGAGCATATAATCTGATGGAATTTCCTTGTTGCATTCCTCTGTTAGTATGACGCACTTCAGAATAATCGAAAATCGGTTTAACACCTTTTTCTGATAATTTAGTCAAAGCATCTCTACCGACACTTGATTTTTCCATTAAATCTACTACATTCTGCAATTCAAAATTAGAATTTTCAGAATTATTGGACACCTCGAAAACATCGGTAGCTTTTGCATAATTTATTATACTACTCTCTGTCAATTTGTCAACATCTTTTTTGCCGTTGTCAACCCCATTACCGCTTGTAAATCTGCCTGTATGCGGGTCGTGGTTATGGTTATATCTGAGCAGTATCCCTATCTCATCAAGACACCTCAGCTCCGTATCAGCGAGGAACAGGTCGTACCTGTCACTGTGGCATAATTCGATTATGCCGAAATATCCTTGTATCAGTGTCATTTTATCAGCTTTCCTATAACTATAGCCCCTGCTATCATAAATTCTGCGTGATCAAGCAAAAATTTCTTTATTCTTTCCATAATATTCTCCTAATACTGCACAAACACGCCGCAATCGCCGTTGAGTATCTCCTGCTGAAGCAGATACACCGCATTTATCAGCGACACCACCATATCGACCTTGCCGGCAGAGCGCTTTTTATTGACGTACTTGTTCAGATTTGTGTCCTCTGTACAGCGAGCGTTGCTGAAGTTAATTTCAAGCAGTTCATTCTTTGCAAACACTATATTTCCCGTGAGTATCTGCTCCTTGAGCCACTTTGTCGGAGCATGAAGCACGCTTGAATGCTGTCGTATCTCTACGCACTCTATCGGATCATCGGCGCTTTCGAGCTTCTGCACCGTTGACAGCGCATTCCAACGGTCGAAGCCGAGCTGAGCTATTATAACGCCGTACTTTTCTTTCAGCGTCAGTATGTAATTCTCGACAAAGCCGTAGTCTATGATATAATCGCCGCACGCAAAGCAATCACCGTTTGCGATATGCGTCTTGTAATTAACGTGCTCCTTTACTGATTTTTCCTCTACCTTTTCGGCAGGAATAAATGCTACCGATTTAACATATATCTTGCCCTCGTGATAGCATATCATAGCGAGCGCCGTGTTATCCTCTGTCTGTGAGAGGTCAAGTCCGAGATAGACTATCTTTCCCCGCCAGAACTCGTCAGGCACGTCCTCAGAGCAGTTTTGCACGGATATAAGGTCAACATAGCCCTCACTGCCTACGCCCTTGTATTGAATATTACAGTGCTTGCATAGGAAGTTCTCACGCTTGTTTTCATACAGCACAGCAAGCTGGCGGTTGTCTTTCAGTTCCGAGAACAGATCCGCATTATCGACAGCTACAGGGTTCGACTGATACAGCACACTGTCGTTCGTCTTCCAGTCGGGTACAAGCTCAATATCAGGCTCATAAAGCAACGCAAAATATTTCTTGCCAGAGCTGTACACCCCGTCAAGCTGTTTCTTGGCTATGTCGATTTCGTCCTTTAAGCCGTTATCATCATTCGGGTACTGTGTGGAAATAAGTATTCCGAGCTTGCTCTTAAGCGTAATCTGCGAGGAACGCATTGCTTCAACCGGATAGCCGTCCATTGCTCCGACCTCATCGGCAAGAAACAAGTGAGCCAGCTTACCGTCCAGCTTATCCTTACTGTACGCAAGCGGCGTATACTCCGTATCACACATCAAGCATCTGATCTCGGACCGCATAACCTTGAAATGCTTTTCAAGCAGCGGAGAGGATTTTATAATTTTCTTGATAGCTACTTTCAGCTCGCTCGACAGCTTTAAGTCGGGAGCTACAGAGAACAGACGGGAAAAGCGTGGCAGTGTCAGCATACCGATGATGAATATTACCGCCGCTGTGAACGTCTTGTAGTTCTTTCGGGCGATTTCGAGCAGTCCCGTGCTGTAATACAGCTTCCCGTCTGTTTTCGTGCAAAGCACCGCATATATAAAAAGCAGGCTGTAATCTTCAAGCGATGAGTACATATCACGGCCTAAGTCCGGGTGCTGTATGGCTTTGAGCAATGCGGTTATCTTGTTCCATTCCTGAACATCTACATAACCGTCATCGACAGCTTTAAGCCATTCGGCGCACTGTTTTCTGACGTATCTTCCGACCTTACCGGAGCTGTCCTGCAATGCCCACACGGCGTATTTGTATGCACGGCTGTCTTTAATCGTCATACTGTACAAACCTCTCTGTTGGGGCTTTGTACCCCATAAATGTTGCGTAGTCGTTCCATCTGTCCGTTATTTCGTACAGCGTGGAATATGTGAATTCTTCCTCCGTCCGTCCCATAATATCTATAAACAGACTGCGGAGCTTCTTGAAGTCGGGCTTTTCTTCTGTCGGCTTACTTCCCACTATCGGCGCAGGAAGTGCGGCAGTCGTAGCGGCAAGCACCCTGTCCTGCAGGTATTCCTGCGACAGTTCCTTTATCATATATGCCACTATCTCGGAACGCTTTACAGAGTCGGCTCCCAGTTCATCAAAGCAACATCTGAGCCCAGCTCTGATGTAGTCAAGCGGCAGAGGAAATGTCAGTTCAAACGGGCTGATGCCATTTTCTTCCGCTTCTATAAACGCTTTTATGTCATATCGCAGATATAAAGTATCTGTGATGTAAATTTTCTTGTTTAAAAGTTCTGTGAACATTGCATTTTCTCCTATAATCTTATAAATGACTATTGACATTTTTGCTGTATTGAGATATAATATTGATAGTAGATGTAATGTCTATGAAGGAGAGATGAACCTCTGCTATTTTGGCGGGGGGGCATCTCTTTTTTATATCTGCTTATACCTGATTACTCTTATATCGCTCTCAGATTTTACAATCATTATATCTACCTCTATATCTCTGTGCCATTTCATTCGCTTTTCAATAATGCCGAGCAACGTTTTTTCTTCAACGTTAAACTTTCTGCAGTCAAGCATTACTCCTCCGGGATTTCCCGATATTTGATTTATGCCTTTTCGCAAAGCGCTGTTAGCGGCTTTTTCGGACGAAAGACTTTTCAAATCCCAAAGTTTAGAATTCCATATATAATCGGGTGTTTTCACATGGTTTTGATTTTGCTCGTTCAACAAATGTATATCTCCGCCCATTTTATTATGTAACCACTGTGCAAAAGCGATTTCTTCCTTATGTGCCTTAGAATTGTAACTATCATCATACGTTAATGAGCCCTCTCCCGGAGTGGCTCTGTTTTTATATTCCTCTGTAACATCAATATACTGCTTTCCGAATGTAAAACGACCTGTTACAGGGTCGTGGTTTTTATTATGCCTTAGCAGTATTCCTATCGCTTCAAGGCATCTTTCCTCTATATCCGCAAGGAACGGATCGTAAAGTTCACTGCGACACAATTCAAGCAGTTCTATGTATCTTAATATTAGCTCCATTTTTCACCTGTAGATAATTTTCGGGGCAGTTTCCCGCCCCGTCATATCTGTACTTTTTTACACTTCAGCCACGATAATGCCCGAAGCGGTCGCAAACCATGCGTCAATGCTCGCCTTGTCTGTAACGGGATCAAGACCCTTTACGCAGTACATATCAACACCCGTGTTGATAAGCGCCTTGTAATTTGCCTGCAGTGCAAGGCTGTTGAATGTTACGCCGTTCTCATCGGTCGTCTGTACGTTCTCGCCCTGTGAAGTAAACTTGCACTTGGAGAACTTGTACAGGTTTATCTTGCCGTCCGATGTCATAGTGCTGTAGATGCACATTACATCGGGTACAACATCGTCCTTACCGCTTTCAAGTACTCCCGTTGCCGTGTTCACCTTTGCACCGAAAAGTGCTACCTCGTCAGCGGAGTTTGTGTTCACAATTGTTACGTCAAGCGTACCGCCTGCCTTAGCTACATAGCTGTCAACCTCAACGCCGCTTGCATACTGCGATGCGCTGTTCATTTTAGGAGTGTACTTTGTTGTGATGAGTATGTCCTTGATCTCGGTCACATCACCGTATGCCAGCGTATCGGCGTTATCCGTTGTCAGCGGCGCATACGCAAAACGCTTAGTGCATACAGCAGACTTACGATCTGTACCCTGTATTACTTTTGCCATAGTTATGTCCTTTCCTCATAGAGCGTAAACTCCATGACTAAAATTTTTCTGTTGGGATAAACATCAAACTGCGACAGATCGGTAGTGCCGGTAAATATACCGCCTACATTCTCTATCGCCGTCTGCGCTTTGTCATACAGCTCAATGTCTGCCTGCGGTGAAAATACGCTCACAGACAAGGAATACTGCCGTATATTTGCCCTGCCGGAGCTGAAGAACGTATCCCTGTACGATAAATTGTACACCGCATACTTCTCCGGCTCTTCGCCGTCCTCAAATTCGGGCATATAGCTGTAAAAATGCTCAAATACCGCCGAGAGTGCCGAATCAATCTTTTCTGTTATCATTGTCAGCCTCCTCTCGCCAGTATCAGCTTTATATGCAGGTCGCTGTCAGCCGCTCCGGTTGTTTCGACGTGATACCGCCTGCCGTCAATCTGTACGACAGACTGACCGCTGTATTCACGTCTCCACATATACACCGTAAGTTCCGACTTGTACCCTGCTGTTTCGGCGGCATATTTTGCCGTTACGCCAGGCTCGGAAACCTTTGCGTATACGGTCTTTACCGCTCTGTCTGTTTTGCCCTGCGAGCCGTTTTTCTGCTCGGAGGATATGAGCGTGATTTTTCTGTTAAATGTCATTCTCATTCACTCCGTTCAGCAAATTTACGCTGTGCAGGGCGAGTATCTGAGCGGTCACGGGGTTCTGCGACGCTCTGTCGGACGAGAAGTCACGAGAGGAATACATATCGTTTATAAGCACTAAGTAAGCCACCGTGATGTCTTCATATTCGTCTATTTTCGCATCATCAAGCCCCGTATAGCCCTTGATATAGGATTTCGCCGCTCCGGCACAGATTTCAAGCATTCCGTCCTCGTCATCGCTGACACCGCAGAATGCTTTAATCTTTGCGCTTGTTACCTCGCTTAGTTTCACTTTTCTCCTCCTTGTCTACAGGCACTATGTACCCGCAGGAGAGCAGGTCGTTCAGCACAGGACCGGCAGGGAGCTCACGCTCCTCGCCCTTTGCCATACTGACGGTGCCCGAAAAGTTGGTCGTTGCCTTTACTATCATTATTAGCCTCCTGCCTTCTTCATCTTAAGAGCGGCTATCTTCTGAGCGTTCTCGACCTTTGCGTCAATCTCCACCCATGCGATAACGCCGACAGCGTGCTGTGTTGCGTACTTTTCGTTAAGGATCTGGATTGATACGTCCTCGGAGGTCTTAACTGCAAGACCACTCATATCGCCGTAGTAGATAGCTGTCTTTTCGGAAGCAATAGCCGATACGCTGTCGGTTGTGTATACGGGCTTGCCGAACAGCGTATAGCCCCACTTTGCCGTTGCGTCGGGATTAAGGATATATCTGCCCTCGTTGTCCTTGAGCTTTCTTATAGCGGTTCTTGTAGCCTTGTTCATTATCCAGCAGGCATTATCCTGATATACGTCGGGGATTGTTTCCTGCAGGTCGATAAGCTCATCTGCTGTGATAGATGTCGCCGATGCGGTCGTTACCACCTGTGTAACACCTGCGGCAAGACCGTCTATCTTGCTTGCTGTGCCGTTGATAAGCTGGTTTTCGATCCACTTTGCTGCCGCAATCGAAACCTCGTTTATAACGTATGAAACGATGTCAAACTGCGAGTTGTTGATAAGGCTTCTCGAAACCTTTGAGAGCGCACCTGCAAGATAGCCCTTGAGCTCAATGCTGAGGAACTTACCCGATGTGCTTGCAAGGTCCGTAAACTCTGTGGCATACGCCATTGAGATAGCCTGCGTTCCTTCGTCGTAGTAGGGAATCGAGAGCGTACCAGCGAGCGTGTATCTTGTTGCCATCTGATAAATAGGGCAGATGTCGATAATCTTACGGATTATCTTGTTTGCGATAGTCGCAGGGATAACTGCGCCGTTATCGCCCTTTGTCAGATTGACATCTTCTCTTGTTTCGACTATCTGGCCTGTACGCAGATAGTTTTCGAAGGCTCTTGTTTCTGCCTGTTCCTTGTCGGTTGCTGTGCCGTCTGACTTTGCAGAGTTCAGATTAAGAGCGTTCTGCTCCTCGATTGAGCGGATTGTCTTGTTCAGTGCCTCGACTTCCGACTTCTTAGCGTCATAGTCTGTCTGCTCCTCTGTTGTCATCGCTCTTGTTTCTGCTGTAGCCTTATCGCAGAGTGACTTCATATCGGCGATAAGAGCATTTCTCTTTTCGATGAGTGCTTTTAAATTCATACTGTTTCCTTTCCGTCGAAGTAATCCGACATAAGCTGTAAAATTTCTATTTCCTTGTTGTAATCGGGGATAAACTCCCGGATTTCACCTGTTACCTCGACCGTATCGTTTCCGGCACTGCGCTGTTCCGTCACGGTCGTTTCCTCGCCTCTTGTTTCTATTGACGTGGCGATATAAGCGGGATTGCGGTTGAGAATTGACACCTCGTGCAGTGTCAGCCCCGTAATCATTCTGCGCTGTACACCCTCGTCACACGGCTCAAGGTGCGCCTGCGCTCCCGAAAAACCGAAGCTCCACCCTGTCAGATGTCCTGCTCTCGCCTCTGCAATCACTTCTCTGTCGGTGATGTCGGCTTCTGCGTGAAGTCCTATGCTGTCCTCACGCAGTTTAAGCGTTCCGTCTGTAGTGTCAAGCACCTTGCTGTGATTGAACCTCAGCTCGACCTTTGGATGATCTTTAAGGCTTTTTGCAAACGTACCGCTTACGATACGTTCGACAAACGGCGTTGTCATACCAGGTGCCATTGACGCAGGCAGCTGCTTGCTGTCACGCTCGACAGCGTTTACATATCCGCTGATGTGCATAAGATCAGCGGAGCGGATTTCGATTTTCATTTTTATCACTCCTTTCTGTGTTGTGGGTATGTTATTTGACAAGCAAAATCAGAATTTTTGACACGCAAAATACAAAATAGTAATAAATCTCATAAATAATAAAATCTTTTTGAATAATCGGCTTTTCTCAACAGCATTAATGGTAGATGTTGAAAAAACGGCTGATTTTTCAAAGAGATTTTGATTTATCATTTTTATATGGAGAAAATTCACTTTAATTGTGCCTGTTTTACAACTATTTAAACGGCGTTTTCACCAGAGCTATTTTATTTACGGAGATAATGGAGCAATGTAGTATTATCATCGTAAAGAAAATAGTGCTGTATCTATCAGTAGTTTCTTATCAACAGTTCCTTAAAACTGCCTGAAGATATATTGTTATTCCGAGAAAGTGAAATAATAGTGTAATCCTTATAGAGATCACGAATAAACATATCATCATTATAAGAAAGCAGAAATTTTCCTTGAATTTGCGAAAGCTGTGACGCAAGACGTTTATGATCATCTTCCGTAAATTCAATATCATAGTATTTTTCTGTTGTGTGATATGGTGGGTCAAGATAGAAAAAGGAACTCGGTCGGTCATAAACCTTAATTAAATTCTCAAAGTCTTTGTTCTCTATTAAAACGTTTTTTAAACGGTCTGAAATAACCGATAGATAATCTTTTGAACGGTAGAGTGGCTTTTTACTGCATCCGAAAGATCTGCCATCGGCACCAAAGGATAAGCGCATTTTTATAAAATAGCGTGCCGCTCTTTGTATATCGGTAAAGCCTCGACAGTTCAACTGTTGAGATACATCATAAAAAATTTCCCTACTGTTATAAAAGCCGTCTATTTCACGCTGAAGCTCGGAGCAATGATATTTAATGCACCGCATTAAATTAACGAGATTGCCGTCTGCATCGTTGTAAATCTCTAAATCCGCCTGCTTTTCTTTAAAAAAAAGTACCCAACCGCCACCGCCGAATACTTCAATATAACGATTGAATCGTTCACCGCTTGGGAACGAATCACATATTTTAGTGCGCAAAAGACGTTTTCCGCCTATGCGTGGAATCGGACTATTTATCATCATAAGCCTCCTATAAAAAAATAATGGTGGGGCACTTTCGCCCCACCGATGTAATGTTAAACTTTTTTAAGATCTTTAATATTAAATGCTGTATTTATTGCAAGCACTGTGCTATCCGGAGATTTGTTAAGTACTACACGTTTACCGTTTACGCTTGAAACATAAAAACGTTTGAAATAAACCCAGTCATCAACGCTTGAACCGTCATAGGTTTTGCTTCCGCTCTTTATTCGAACGATATCTCCGACATTTATACTCGAAGAATCAGAAGCTGTGTTGCTTTTGGAAACGGCTTTTTTCGATGAAAGCATAAGATCTTTGCAGAACATCCATCCGGTATCTTGTCCTGCTATTCCGATGCAGGCTTCTGCACCGTCTTTCGATAATCGCTGAATAACAAATTCAGTCGTATAAACAGCTGATATAGGTTTTACACCGTTTGAGAAAACCGCACCCGATTTAACCTTAACCTTATCTCCGGGTTTAAAACTCGATATTTTATTTTCGGCTTTATCTTCTTTATTTACGGTATTATTTGATGTAGTGTGTTCTTTGTACCATTTTGCTGTAATTGTAGGGTAGTCCACAAAGCAGATGTTGCTGTCGACTTTTCTGTCATCGACAATCTCCGTTCCCCACTGCCATAGTTTCTGATTATAGTCAAATTTGCTCGGAATATCCGGACTTTCCGTCCAGTGTGCAAGCCATATATCTATGTCAGTCAAACGTTCTCTGTCATAGTAATTCTGCATCCATGAAGGGTTTGCGTATACACCCGAAGGCAGCCCGATTTCGGTCATTTTCTTGCAGAATTTCAGTGCCATATCGGTTCTTTCTTTGTTTGTGAGATTGTCGATCTGACGCTGTTCCTCCATGTCGAAAAAAACGGGATATTCAGGTTTTAATCCCTTTACAACCTTCACACAAGCGGCAAGTTCTTTGTCAAACGCTTCGTCCGAAGTTGCTTCGAAATACCAAAACAAACCGTAAGGTATTTTTCGATTAGTACATTCATTGAGATAACGCCGAAAATATGTATCTTCATCGGTGCGGATACCTGCACGAATTATTACAAATTTTGCACCGGATTTCTCAATTTTATCAAAATCGATATTTTCCTGAGCACGACTGATATCAAATCCTTTAATTCTCATCTGTGTTACCCTCCTTGTTATTACTGTCTGCAAGACCCTCGCCGATAGTATAGGCAAGTACTGCAGCTCCTGACATAAGACAGCCAGATACGGTAGCCGCAGCTTCATCCGATCCGCCGAACGCAATTATCAAACCGGTTATAAAACCGGTTAAAGATAACCACCATTTACGGCTTGTTAATTTGCGTTTCCAGTCAATTTTATTCATAATTTAGTCCTTTCTGCCTATTCGGCTACCTTTTCCATGCCCTGCTGTGCAAGGATTTTTTGTGCTTCTTTGCTGTTGTCGGGCACTACAATTGCACCTTTGAGTGTTTCACCCTCAGTTTCTATGCCGCCCAATACAAAAGTGTCATCTTCAAATATCTGCATATAAGCTCCTTTCATCTGCTGTTTGTGTATCGTATCATAAATGATAACGCAGTTGTTCCTGTCATTGACATCGTAACAGATCCGTTGTCTAACGTTACGCTCTCTGATGAGCCGTTGCTGATAGTCAACATCACACGTTCTATACTCGCCGTAGGTGACAGTGCAAACACTTTACGATTACGCACAGGATTTAGTGCATTATCATAGTATGCTTCGATTTCGACTACGCTGAACCCCTCGCCGTATGTTGTGTATGCGAAGGTTTTCGGATTGTCTTCAGTGACGCTGCCATATACAACGACATCTGTATCACATTTCCATGCTGACCACGCCCCGTCATTGCACCATCTTGTATAAGTCCGTTTTCGTGCTACGGAAGTATAGCGTTGCATGGTATTAAAAGCCCCTGTGTTGATATTTCGGATATTGTCGACCGACAATTCAAACGGTTCATTGGCGGATATCGGACGGTTCTCAATATTCTGCGCAGATACTGATGCGCAAAAATACCGCTTACTTTTACTTTTATCTGATGATTCGTTCAATTTGATATCATCAAGGTTTACTGTCTGTCCGGTTATCTCTGTGGCTTTGAGATAATCCTTGCTGTCAAGCTCATAAGGTGTCACCGCTCCGATTTCTTCAGCCGTGTAAGTGGGCTTACTGTCGGCTTTCGCCCAGTCCGATATGTCACCGGTTTTCAGATATTCCGACAGGTCAATATCGTAAAGGTTGACATATAACAGCTCTGACCATGGAGTATTACCATCGCCTATTTTAATGCCGTGCTGACCGCTTTCAAAGTCGGTTATACACATATATCCTTTTGGGGGTACAAATGAAGAATGAAGAGTCCACTCAGCCGGTGAACGCATATCCTGAAGTAACTGGGCTTCAAGTATTTCCGCCTCCGATGAATTTGGCTCAGCTACAGACTGAATCTGCTTTATCGAAAAATAATCTCTGCCTACGCAATAATAAGCACTGATTTTTGACGACCATTTATATGCAGAATTGTCGCTGCTGTCGATATAGAGAACATCTGTGTCTCCCAGCTCGGGAAAATCCGCTGTTCCGTTCGCTTCAATCACTTTTGATACTGTTTGCGTTACATCTTTCTTTTCCAATGGAGATCGTGTTAATTGAACTGCCGAATTATATTCATCAACTGATGAAAAAGAAACATCCACCGCTTGAGAAGATTTCCACATATACTCTTCTGGAGAAACAGACAAATTGTTGTGAAAATTAATTCCAAGTATAACTCTGGCACGTCCGCATGGAAACTCAGTAGATGGCGGATAGATTTCTTTCCACTTTAATGCTTTTGAAAAGTTACCGTGTCGTGCTCGTACACTTGTTTCGATTTTTTTTACTGTGTCTCCATCAACAGTCGTGTATTCGGACATCAAATTTATCCAATATTCCGTGTACTCGGAATATTGTATGACTCTCGTTATATCTAAATAAAATCTAAATTTTACAAACGACTGTGCATATATTTTATCTGATCCGTAAATTCCGTTAAAAACAGTAAAATCACCACAAATAGCCCCTAAACTATCATTATATGTTGCTTTGAAACCTTGAACAATAATATCTGTATCTCCACCATCTAAGCCATACGTTATTTTATCGTCTACGCTGTATCCGATTATGCTGTAATCGTATTTCAGATATTCTTTTGTCCTTTCGGAAATTATAACGGGATCATTTATAATGGTCGTGCTGTTGTATTTTCCTGCTCCCGCATTAGATGTATGATCCGCTGCGGCACTATACCTGTTTGACGACTGTTCGGTGCTTTCGGCTGTTGATGTGATTTGTTCTGAAAAACCGCTGTCTTTACTTAACGAGTAAGAAATTGCGGTTACAGTAACTTTTTTTGTTGTTCCGTTACTGTTTACAGTCGCAACATCATCCGGAAGCAACCACCCTCTGCCTCGTCTTGATATATCGGCAGCATAGTAATGATAGCCTCCGAGCTTATTCCAAACGTATTCCATAATTTCTACCGTTGCAAGCGGATTAACCGCTTCAAGCACTCCCGGCAAAGTCTCATCATAAGCAGTACCGTTTGCATCAATATAGAACGCTGTATCGGTGCCGATTGTAAAGCGTATGCCTTTTACAGTAAATCCACTGTCCTGAGCGACTGATAAGCTTTCGCAAGCACCTTCTTCAATTGTTTCAACACTGTTTGAAGGGCGTGTAAATATCAGTTTATCATTTGCATCAAATTGAGCATTACAACCGTTGCAGGCGGCAATAAAGCCGATTATTTCACGGTATGTGTAATATTTATTTGTCGGATTTGTTGCCTCGCTGTTATAAATCGGTTTCGTTTTTACTTTTGCAAAAGCTTCACAGGTTACGCTCAGGGAAAAGCCGTTAATTTTGCTGATATACTCAAGCATTTCCTGATGAGTTGCAGGAAAAGATAAAGATTCGACCTTCCCGTCAGCACTGCCGTTAAAGCTACACGGTTTATCGAGATAATAAAATCGATCATACGCTTCTATTGACACATATCCCTTTTCTTGAGTTAAATCTGTAATATAGAACGTTCCGATTTGCGTCAATGCAGTAAATCCGATAGAGGCGGTTATTTTATAAGCATCCATCGTCGGTAATATCGTTGCACGGATTGTTGCAGTCAGTCGTGCTGCTGCTGTTCCACCTATACTAAGACCGCCATCAGACGGCGAACGTGAAAGTTCAAATGATACAATATCATCAATGCCGAAATCTACAGTGCCAATTGAAATTTTAGCATTGATATTTCTTACAGGCTTGGTAGCGTTGCTTTTGAAGCTTGACGATACAGAAATCATATCTCTTCCACCTCCACGGTTGCGTCTTTATAGCACTCGCCGAGTGTTGCATCGGTATAAGCGTATGGAGCAGAAATGTCACCTTTTACATGAACAGTATACGAATCAGTATTTACAAGAAGCAAAAAACTACTGCTTTTTAATATGGCAAAAACTGAGTTCCATTTTGCAGACGGAACAATACCGAAAGTAATAGAACCAGAGACTTTAAAATCTCCGAATCTATCGGTGTATGCCGTTCCGTTCAAGCTGTATGAAGTACTCTCGCCACGGCATGAATGACGTAAATCGCAATTTGTGACGTACTCGGAAATGTCTATGTTCTGAATTTTCACTGTCATATCTATGCCTCCTATAAAGGTGATTTTCCTGTTTGTTTCTGTATCTTCTTAATGCCTTTAACAGTAGCTTTTGCTAATGTATACTCATTCGTTTTAAGCGTTACATCAAGTGTATATTGCATCTTTTCCTGTGCGGTTTTCAGCTTTTTCAGTTCCGACACTACATCATTAAGTGTTGCATCTGCTTTTTCTGCTGAAGCGGACACCTTAGAAGCAGCTGATAATCCGCTTATAAGCTTACCCGATTTGCTGTTACCGACTTTGCTTGCACCTATGCCTGCGGCGAGTTTTGCATTAGAAGTGCTAACATCATCCCATACAGTCGGAATATAAGATGTTATATTGATGTTTTGTGTACCGCTTGATGAACTGTTACTTGAATTTGTCTTTTTGGAAGACGAGGTTAAAGAGCTTTTTTTCTTTGCACTCGATGAACTTGTTTTCTTTGTGCTTGACGAGCTTGACGTTTTCTTTTCTTCTTTTGCTTCCGGTACATAAGCATAGTCAGATGCGCTGTAGGTTGATGGCGTATAAGAATATGTAGGTGCTTTATACGATGTTTTTCCCGCACTGCTATATGAATAATTTGTTCCGGCACCGGTATATCCTAAAGCTGCTTTTCCTTTACGCTCCTCTTCTTCGGCAATGTTTTGACTATAAACAGAAGAAATGTCTTCATTCTCTGAATAACCCTGTGAATACAGCCCGTTATTACTTCTGACGTTGTTATACCACTCTTTAACCTTATCCTCATTGACATAATCCTTTAACTGAGAATTGAAATATTCTTTCTTTTCCGCTGTATCAAGGAATTTGTTTTTGGCATTTGATAATGCCTCATCGGCTGATTTGCCGCTTCGCAGTTCTTTAACGATATATGAATTCATATCGCTTTGTAAGTCGTTATATTTAGTGCTTAACTCATTCGCTCTGATTTCTTCCTGATGCGTTGCAGCATACATTTCCTCACCGATTTTCTGACAAGCCTCTTTAACTTCGTTATACCAATTTGTGAGATTAGTACCGAATATTGAATCTATGGTGCTTAGAACACCATCAAACAGATTTACAAGACCATTTCCGAAAGATTCAAAGCCGCCCATAATATCACCGGATAAGAAATTTGTAACGCCGGAAAAAACATCTGCAAGTGAATTAACAAGCCCCGCAACAATATCAAGAGCCGGACCGAGTATCTGTAACAGCACATCTGCAAGCGATGATATTACAGGCATAATAGGCGATAATGCACCATCAATAAGACCGATAACAGCTGATAGCAACTTCCCGACTGCTGAGATAACAGTACCGAGCGGTTCGGCAAGCTCAGCCACCAGTTCCAGAATCGGAGTAAGCAGTTCGATTACGACATCAAGTATCGGCAGTAAAGCCTCTATTACTTCCATTAGAGGTGGAAGAAGCGTATCCACGATCTTGATTATCGGCGGTAACAGCTTATCAAAGAGCTTAATCAATGTAGGAACAAGCTTCTGAATTATACGAGTGACACTTTCCATTATCGGCTTAAGCAATTCCATAAACTGTGGCAGTATTCCGGTGATCAACTCAATGAGCGGCGGAATAAGCTCGGAAACGCTGTCAAGTATCGGCTTAACCTGCTCAATTATCTGTGGCAGAAGCTCCGAAATAATCGGTTCAATAAGCTCAATAATATCCTTAAGTACGGGAATAATCTGTTCGCCGAGCGGAATCAGAAGCAGTTCAATTGTACGGGAAAGTCCGTTGCACATATCGGATAAGCTGTTGTATTTAACTGATTCCATCTCACCGAGCTTATCACGGGTTTTGTCAATGCTGTTCCCCATGTGTGCCATAGCGAGAACGGCATCTTCTCCGAGGTCTTCCCACTTTGTTCCGTACAAAGCAACACCTGCGGCGTTGCGATCTACATCACTTTTACATTCGGCAAGCTTTTCATTGACAAGCTTGAATGCTTGATACGCACGGTCACCCCCTGCGGCAAATTCTTCACCGAGCTTTGTTGCATCAAGACTGAGTAAAGCCATACCGTCAGCTGTAGTCTGACTGCCGTCCTTTGCTCTTATGGAAAACTCCTTAAAGGCGTCATTCAGGAAATCGACCTGAAATGCGCCGTTTTTTGCGCCTTCTGCCATCATAGACATGGCTTCTTCGGCAGTAAAGCCCATATCAGCATAGTAAGTGCTGTACTCGGCAAGCTGATCGGCTATGTCACCGTTCTGATTTAAGCCCTTTTCTGCACCCTGAGCAAGGAGATTATACGCTTCCTCGGCTGTAATGCCAAACTGCTTCATTAGAGCATTTGCTCCACGGATACCCTCAGAAACGTCTATATCGTATGTATCTGATAAAAGATATGCGCTTTCAATAATCTTTTGTAGCTCATCGTCTGTGACGTCTTTCATCTGCTGCTTGATTAGAGCGAGCGTGTTGGATATATCATCAAAGCTTTCGCCATAATTATCGCCGTAAACTTTCTTGATGATGTCACCGTATTTTTCTGCTTCTTCTGCAGTAAGCCCGAGCGATGCAGTCAGCTGATTATTTGCTTTATCAAGATCGTTTGCTGCGGATATAGCTTTTCCTGTTGCCGCTACAGCTACCGTGCCTGCTGCAGCAAGTCCGGCACCAACAGCAACGCCGATGCCTTTTCCGACGCCTTTAAGACCTGTGCCGATTTTTGAGCCTATGCCGGAAGTTTTCTTTTCGACTTCTGAAGAAAGCGTATCGGTACTGTTGATAATTTCTTGCGTATCCTTTTTATAGTTATCAACTACTTTGTCGCCTTCTTTTTTTGCAGTCTGCGTTACAGCTTCCTTGTTTTTCTTTTCGGTCTGCACTACTTTGTCAGACTGCTTCTTTGCTGTGTCTGTTATATTCTTCTGCGTCTTGGAATTGTCGTTCTCTATTTCATCGTTTGCTTTTTTCACAGCCTGCGAAATGTTTTCCTGCGCCTTTTCAACGACTTCTTCCTGTTTTTTTGCACCTTTTTGAGCCGCTTCGGAAACCTTTTTTCCGGCTTCCGCCATATCAGCGTCTATTTTACTTAAGTCCGCACGGACTTCAAATTCTACTCTTCCGTCGCTTTCCGGCATAAACTCACCTCTCTTCTGCCTGTTTTTCGAGAATACCCCATAACCGTTCCCAACCGTCCTGAGCCGATTGTTTGTTTACGGGATTTTTAATCGCATACTGTGCTTTGAGTTTTAACAGTGCCGATATCTGTTCCTGATTTTTACCGTTAGGTACAGGGACAGGGCGTGTGCGTATGTCGATAATATCGCACATCCGTGTATCGGACGGCAGTGCTCCGAGCAGTGCAACAAATTCCCACCACTGAAGCTTTCCTTGTTCTTTGAATAAGTCGATACCGTAGGCTTGCCTAAATGCAGCATAAATATAAGGCGCATCCTGATCAAAGCTTATCGTTTCCGCTTCCGTGTCAGAGGTATTTTTATCAAAATTGATAAGTTTATCGAAAATTTCATTAACCACATCGACTCTTGCCGAAAGGTTTTTGACTTTCGGAGCAATTACAAACCAATCGAAGATAACATCAAATGAATCGATGCCTTCCAGTTCATCACTGCTCAGTAGTTCAAATGCCGATAAAACACGGTCAAAACTCAAATTTAACGTATAACAAATGCCCCCGACTTCTATGCTGTGGGGGCATGGCTGTGACAATGAATATATACTCATTAGCGGTACTTGTGTAACGCTCTGATTTGAGCCTTACGATTACGAAGCGTTTCATTTATTTTCGGTACAATAACAGCATTGATAAACGGCACTACCTGTATACCCATTTCAATGTAATTGTCCTCGAAAAAATCAAGCAACTTTTTTGTACCGTCTTCGCCGAATATCAGCTCGAATATTGCGATTACAGCGTTACCATACGCCTCATAAGCGCATTCAAGATCTGTTTCAACACCGTTTTTTCTTATTTCTTTAAGACGTCTTTCCGCATCAATTACTTCCGTCTGTTTCTTTCGGAAAGCTGTGCAGACGGCATCTGCATCTATGTCTATATCAATGCTGTCGATGACGTTTCCGTTTTTATCAGACAGCTCAAGAGTTTCCGTGATTTTCTGTGTTCGTGTGATTTTGTATGCCATTGTTATCCTCCTGACAAAAATTCAGCAGTGTGCCTGTCGGCACACTGACTGTATTTCTCAACTATTCTCAGCTGCTTGAAACGGACGCAGCCTTTATAGTAGGCTTGCCGTTAAACGCAATTGTACAGCTTATGGTATTCGGTGCTGTAGATTCGCCTCCGCCTATACCGGCTGCGGTAACCGTAACGGGACAGGTAAGTTCCTTGCCATTACGGGTTATTTTGATGTCTGTTACTCGCTTAGAGCCGATCTCATACTGAATTTCATCAAGAAAAGTACAAACAGGATCATCTTTGATGAAGTCGCCCGCAAGCACTACTGTAGGAGCTGCGCCAACAACCGCAGAGCTTGCAAAGCCGCCGTCTGCAAGATATGTCGCACTGTATACGACCTCGTTTATTGCGGTTGTTACCGACTTAAATGCCTTTCGCATATCCGAATATGTAGCCGCTTCTCCTGTAGGAGTAGTATTGATCTCTACCTTTATCTCACTGTTCAGCTCGGCTTTGCCGACAGTAGGTATTACCTGTTCATTTGCCATATTAGTACCTCCTAAAATGCTATCCTGACATCAACAATCATAGAATATATCCAAAAGTCCCCGACCTTACCGACAGGAGCGGCATCGGTTGAAACCGAAGCACTTAACAGCTGAACGCTGTCATCTTGTGGCAGTTCGGTTGCTTTCGAGATAAGATTGCCGATATTAAATAGCTGTTCCATAGCTACACCCTGTATCTTGTTCTTGGATAAAATAAGTAGCGGCAAGGTTCTGTCCTGCCGCTGTCTGTCAAGTGTAGTACCGTTATCCTTTGCCGCTTGCGCTTCGGCGGAAAGTCCTCCGCCGACCGGCAAGCCTGCTGTTTCGATTGTATATCCGAGCTTATCTTCTATAAAATTGAGAATAAGCTCGATTGCTTTTTTCTGAGGTGACATTATTTATCACTTCCTGTTAAAAGTTTCTGCAGTTGTCTTCGCCACTGTTCCCCTTTAACCGATTCCGCTTTATGCGCCCACATTTTGCAGGCTTTTGGGTTTTCATCATGTGAATATGATATAGGGTTACCTTTTTTAGATACGCCATAGTACAATGTTCTTGCATAAGGTGTTTCCCAACGAAGAACCATAGCAATACTATCGTTTCTTATTTCAACTTCACTGCCTTTAGCACGGGCAAGTGCTTGTAACTGTTCTGAAGTCACTTTTTTTCCGAGCGGTGGTACCCAATCGGCAGAGATTCCTGTATGGATTATACTGCTATTTATGAGAACGCTCTGATCTTGAGGAGCGTAATCGTTGCAATCCTTAAGGAAATTTGACATAAGAAGTTTCATAGCATCATGTGTTTTTTCCGTCATTCTCGCCTTGACTGCCGCACTGTTAATGTTTATTTTCACATTCATAACGATAACCCTATCTCATAATGGTGCGGAGCGTTTGTGTCATACCGCTTTATGCTTGCAATCCTGTATTCCGTTTTTTCAAAAATCACCTTTGCGCCCGGCACAAATTTGAAATTTGACGGAGAGGAATTACGACAATCGTAATACATGACTGCATCAACCTTTACTTGATTGTTCTGCTTATCGCTTGTATAACTTTCTGTCGGTTCTATGCGGACATATTTCAATGTTTCCGTAGACGTTTCGGAGATTTCGCCCCATCTGTCGGTCTTTTCGGCAACAACAGCGGCAGTGTGTATCAAAAGACTGCGTGGTATAGGTTTCATCATAACGCATCAAGACCTTTATACATAAGCCCGGTCGATAAAAGCAAGCCGTATGACACATTGCACATCGGTAGTTTTCCATCCGATACGCTACTGTTTCCGCCTGCCGAATAGCTGAAACTGCCGAGTGATATATTGCTGAAGCTGCCGTCATGCACGAATGAAAGACCGCCGTTTGCTGATATATAATCAACCTGCCAACAGATAGCATCTTTAACAGCCGTCTGAACCTTTTTATCCAGACTGTCGAACTGAGCTATTCTGCCGCAGGTTTCGTTATATATAATAATGTATGCAACCTCAAGGAGCTTAGACAGCTCCTTTTCGTCACCGTCAAACTCGCCGCAGAAAACGTCTTTGTAGTAGTCAGGTGTAACTATCTGCTGCATCGGATACCTCCGCCGGCTTCTTTGACTGCTTAGACTGCTTTTTGTTTGCCGAAGTTGTTTTCTGCTCCTGCTGAACTGTGTTATCCGCCAGATCTTCGGCTGTAAATCCTACTCTTGTCATGGAAACCTCCTTAGGTCAGCGCCGTTGTATCACGATTGAGGTAGATGCCCTTTACCTTGTTTTCATATGTTTCCGCAATACTGTAAGCACGGTAGAAGAACATATAACCATCATCTGTCTGGTTCTCTTCGGGCGAAACTACCTTATTGACCGTGTGCTTACCGAACTGGATAACGGCATCACGGTTGATGATCATAAAGTTTATCTTGTAGCCGCCCGTTGCGCCTGCATAGCCGCCTGCGGTCTCGTTGCTTGAAGTGCCGTCCTTCATATCGATCGCCGTATAGAATCTTGTCTGCGGAACAGTGATGATCTTTTCAAAACGGTCAAGGATAGCCTTGCTCTTTGTTGTGTCAACGTTTTTCGCAAGCGTAAGAAGTGTAGGAGTGATATACAGTATCTTGCCGTCAACGTTTACTTCCGCTTCGTCCTGCGCATTGACAGCGGTCTGGAGAGCCGTCAGGACAGCTGTACCGGCGGTAGGAGTAGCTTCTGCGGCAGAGAGAATTCCTGTAGCACTTGCATATTTTGCAAAACGGAAAGCATCCATTTCGGGAACGACTTTTGTTCTTATGAACTCGCTTGCAAGCTTGCCGAACGCAATACCAGCCGTTTCTTCGTTATCCATTGCGTCAACGGAGAACTTACGACCTCTGTCATAATTACACGATTTTGTTTCGTAGGTAATTGTAACGTCACCCTTGACATAGCCGCTTGAACGTGAGTAATCTGCAAGACCGTCCATGCTCATCTTAGGAATGAGAAACTCTCCTGCCTTTGCTCCCATTCTCACCGTATCCGCATCAGCATCAAGAATAGATGTGGCGGAAGCCTGCTGATAGACTGTATCGAGCTTGTCGATATACGCCTTGAATTTTATAATTGAATTTGCCATAGTGATTTTCCTTTCTGGGCTTACTTAATACCCATTATCTTGTTGATTCTTGCTTCATCAGCTGTCTTCTGTTCATCGTTTACTGTCGCAACAGCTGATGTAACTATTGCCTTGTGAGGCTTTTCTCCCTTGAAGCTGGGATATTTTTCGATCACACTGTCAATAGCCTTATCAAGTGTAACATCTCCGCCGACCTTTGCCTTTGCAAGCGCTAGTACATCCTCAATGCAATCTGCCGCAACGCCGATAGAAAGTGCGTGAACCTTGCCCTTAAGCTCGGCTATCTCCCGCTTGCTGTTTTCCTCCTGAGAGTTGTCGCTTTCACGGGGGGATTCTGCACCGCTTGATTTTCCGCCGTCAGCCTTTTCTGCTTCTGAATTTCCGGAAGGCTCGGCTTTCTGCTCAGCCTGCGGTTCGGACTGCGTAACAGCTTCCGTGGCAGTGCCGTCCTGTGCACCGCTCTGAGTTGTGGCAGCTGCCTGTTCCGCCTGAGCTGTGCTTTCGGCATTCTCAGTTGCCGATGTTGTGATTTTTTCATCCATAATGATTTTCCTTTCTGTAAAATGGGTAATATAAAAACAGCACCGTGAAAGTGCTGTTTTAATCCTTGTTTTTAAGATTCCCGATTTCTTTAACTATCGCACAAATTATTTCCAATATCAGAAACACCCATGCTGCTATAAAGCATTCGTTCGGGGTCTGCCCATTATCAAGGGCGTATAATAATATAAGTGTTGATAACATTTTATCTCCTTTTAGGCATAAGAAAAACACCCCTGAAAGGGTGTTTAATTTCTTTATGTTTCTTCATCCTCAAAGTAAAAGTATGGTTTTACATTATGTTCCGACAAGTGTTCGTTGATAATCTTAGCTTTATCAACTATTTCTTTGGGTGTATCAGAACAAAACGTTCGGATTTTGCCTCTTACCATATAATTTCTCCATTCATAAGGATAATCAACCAGCATAAAATTATCAACTTCTTCCTAATAAAATGTCAACTATTTTTTTCGCCGTTTGTCTAGGCTTACCGTTCAGCCACTCTGCAATACCCTG